TACTTTAGAAGTTGAACCATCTGATTCTATTGATATTATTAAACAAAAAATTCAAGATAAAGAAGGAATTCCTCCTGACCAACAACGACTTATTTTCGCAGGAAAACAATTAGAAGATGGTAGAACATTAAGTGATTATAATATTCAAAAAGAAGCAACTCTTCATCTTGTTCTCTAAAGATTTTTATTTATATAATATATGCCATACAAATTTAGAAAAGTAAAAAATAAAAATTGCTATAAAGTTTATAATTCAAAAACGAAAAAAATTTTTTCTAAATGTACAACAAAAAAAAATATGTATAAACAATTAAGATTATTACGAGCTATTGAATACGGAAATTTTATTCCAACTAAAACAAAAAGGCGAAAATAAACATATCAAAAGAATAATGTATTTCGATTTTCAATTCTTCTCCTACAAATAGGACAAGAATTAATTAATGGATTTATTCCACATACATCACATGTATTTACATGAAAACACGGCTGAAAAACAATTCTTACACTTCTTGTCATGCATACACAACATAATGGGGGTGTTTGTTGAGGAATAGTTTCCTCAGGTCTTTGTTGAGGAGAAATAGTTTCCTCGGGTCTTTGTTGAGGAGGAATAGTTTCCTCAGGTCTTTGTTGAGGAGGAATAGTTTCCTCAGACCAGGAGTGGCTTTGCCGAACTATCAAATGCCCTCCTAATTCTGGAATAATTTCAGTTTCTTCTTCATTTATATTATTTAATTCTCTTACGTAAAATGCCATTGAAACCGTTAATCTGGTATTATTATTAATAATAATATTTCTGTCACTAAGTCTAATTTCAGGTTCAATATAATTCAAATCTTCTATTAACCGTTCTTTCACGTAATCAATTACATCCAAATAACTCATACTCATATCAATTGTGTAATATGAGGTATGATTTCGTTGGACATCTTTAAAAGGAATCGAGAGAGTACTGTTTTGCCACATTTTTCGGATAATTTTGTAAATATTTTGTAAAACCAAAAATGTATTTCATTTTTTATAATAATTTATGTACATGTTTTGTTTTTGAATGTCCATATCCATTTATTTTTCGTGATTTAACTGCCATTTTATAAGCAATACTTTTAGAATGATTACAGTTTTTATTTATTATATCAAAATCAACAGCAGCTGCTTTTGCACCAGTAATAGATGCAGCTAAACGAGCTAACCCCCAAGATTCAGCACTTTGATTTGGTCTAGAACCGGATGAAAAATATGCACCACGACCTTTGTTAACTATTTTTTTCAATGCATTTATACTACATGATGTTTTTTTTGCCAATTCAAGAGATGGTGTTATTTTATTTATGTTGTAAATTCTTTGTGCATTTTTAATATGTTTGGAAGTTTTTGATTTATATGATGATAATTTTTCTCTTGAGTAATATTTTGGAGATTTCATTTTATATAATTTTTTTGATTTATTTAACATTTTAATTTGTTTTAATTTATCTTTTTTTGATAATATTTTTGGTAAATAACGTAATGGTATATTCATATATTATAGAAAAAGATGATTAATATTTTCAGAACAATAAAATATAAAATGTAAATATATATGGATTATTTTGCGATTATTATTTTTATTTTGATAATTATATTTTTGTATAATTGTTTTAATAATAAAAGAATAAAATTAAACAATAATTTAGATAATTATAATTATATTCAAGAATATCTTTTACAACAAGATGAAGATATAGAAAAAATGAAAAATTCTAGTAAACCCATAATTTGGATTCACATAAATTATGAATATAATTCAAGAAAATGGTTAAATTTCGGTTCAAGAAGTTCATATGATTTAAATCAACCTTATATGTATTTAACAATTAAAAGTATAATTAATAAATGTGGTGACGATTTCCATATATGTTTAATCGATGATAATTCATTTCATAAATTATTACCTAAATGGGAAATTGATATGAATATTATATCTAATCCAATAAACCAATACATAAGAATGTTAGGATTATGTAAAATACTTTATATGTATGGTGGTATGATTATACCGCCAAGTTTTTTATGTTTAACTAATCTTAAAAACATCTATTATCAAAATAATAATAGATTATTTGTTTTCGAAGGAATAAATAGAACAGTAACATCAAATACGCTTGAATTTAGTCCAATGATTGGTTTTATAGGTTCTCTTAAAAATAATAGTACATTAAAAGAATTAATTGAATATATGAATATTAAAATATCAAAAGACTTTACTGCAGAGAATAAATTCTTAGGATGTTTCTCAAATTGGTGTATAAATAAAATTAGCACAGGTGAAGTATTATTAATTGATGGTAAATTAATTGGTATTAAAACAAAAGAAAATAATAAAATAAATATAGATGATTTATTATCATTTGATTATATTGATTTTCATAATGATTTAATTGGAATTTATATTAATTCTTTTGACATTTTAAATAGAATAAAATATGAATGGTTCTCTAGAATGTCAGCAAAACAAATATTAGAAAGCGATTTAATTATTAGTAAATATATGGTTATTGCAAATATTCCAATAAATAATGGAGATGTGCTTTTTGAAAGTTATAAAAACAATAATGAAGATAAAGATGATAGTTCCAAATGGGTTGGTTGGTGGCAAGTACCAAGTCAAATATCTGTATATGGATTAAAACCTCAACCTTTTGCGACAAATTTAATAAAAACAGAAGGCCCTCCAGAAAGACCTTAAAAATTGAAATATTAATATTATTATTAAAAATACTATTAATAAAAATGGAAAACGACAATATTCACAATAACATATTTCACAACGAATATAATGATATTGTTGTGAGTGAAATTCACAATAATATTGTTAAATTTTGTGAAAACTATAAAAAAAATATTAATTCTATTATTTGTTCTAAAAGTAAAGTATATCTTAATGAGTGTTGTTCAATATGTATGGATAAAATAAATTATGCAAATTATACAATAACAAGATGTGGTCATAATTTTCATAGTTCTTGTATTTTTAAAATGATTAAATCAAATAATAACAACTGCCCCATTTGCAGAACTGTATTATTGGATTGATTGATAAAATAAATTATATAATTTAATGTCATCATCATTTATTAACCATAATTTATTATTATCCCCATAATTTTCATATATTGTATTATAATCATATATGTCAAATAATATACCTTCTACAAATATAATTATAGATGGCAAACTTGTATTCAAGTGTTTTTTTACAATTAATGAAATACTTTCTTTATCATATGTTAAAATATCATCTATATTTAATAATTCAATATCTTGATTGTTGCATGTTATAATATAAACATAATCATTACTTATTTCTCTTCTCTCCGTAACATTTGAATTGGTCGATTGATTTTGAATTTCCATTTGATTGCTTTGTGTTTGTTAAATGAAAAATTACCAAATATATAAATCATTTTTTTCACTTTTTTACGTTAATATTTATTATATATATTTGATATATAATGAATTTACCAACACTTTGTACTCCTGCGTTAATTTATTTTGTTATATCTCTTATATTATTAATTGTTAATTCTATAAAAGGATTTAATATAATTTCTTTTTTAACAAAAGGATTGTTTATTATATTGTGGTCATTGTTATTAAATTTTATATGTAATATGGGATTGTCAATCGTTTCTTGGATACTGGTTTTTTTACCATTTATAACAATGTTTATTTAAAAATTAAATTCTTTGTGTTTGTTTTATTCGTTTGGGTATTTGACGAGGTATTATCTTAAACATTTTTTTACTTTTTTTATTTTTATGTTTATATTTTTTTGTATTTGTTTTATTTGAAACGGAATTCATCATTGTTGATATTGGAATTTTAGGTCGAGATGCTGAGGTAGCTTTCATCATTTCATCAATTGGAACATTTGGGCGACTAGCTGATGTTGAGTTCATTAAATTTGGCATAACACCAGGAACTCTTGGTGTTGAAGTTGATTTCATTATTTTAGGCATTAATGGTACAGGCCTACTAGCCGATGTTGCTTTCATTAAATCTGGCATAACACCAGGGACTCGTGATGCACTTGTCGCATTAATCATTTTCTCCATTCTTGTTGAAGAACCTTCTGACCTTAATTCATTTGAATATTTATCGGCTCTTACATCCATTTGCTGTGGTAATGATGAAATATATACAGTTGTTGCACCAGCACCTGCTCCACCAGTAACTGTTACGTTTCCTTGTGTATATGCATCTGTGGATGTGGATGTAGGACTTCTTACTTCGGTGGAAGTTGATGTAGGACTTCTTACTTCAGTTGATGTGGATGTAGGACTTCTTACTTCAGTTGAAGTCGATGTAGGACTTCTTACTTCAGTGGACGTGGATGTAGGACTTCTTACTTCAGTTGATGTGGATGTAGGACTTCTTACTTCGGTTGATGTAGGACTTCTTACATCTGAGTTAGAACCACCCGTCATAGGTGGTTGTTCTTGGTTATTATTTTGAACATATTTATTTAGTTGTGCTTGTAAATACTGTTGTCCAATTTGGTCTAATTGTATTTGATTTGATAAATTTGCAGTACGTGGTAATTGTGCTTCAACTAATTGGTCAGGAGTTAATGGTGTTGCTGATGGTAATGGTTGGGATGCTTTAGATATTTGATTTGCTAAATTAGCTAAATAGTTTATGTTATCTAATTGCGTTTTTACCAACTCAATATGTTGAGGTTGAACAGGCTGAACAGGCTGAACAGGTTGGTATGGTTGTATAGGCTGAACAGGTTGAACAGGTTGGTATGGTTGTATAGGCTGAACAGGTTGGTATGGTTGTATAGGCTGAACAGGCTGAAAAGGTTGGTATGGTTGATATGGTTGGTATGGTTGAACATTAATTGGATGGTATGGTTGTTGAGGATGTATAGGATACATAGGTTGGTATTGTTGTTGTCTGGGTTTTAAATATTTTTTGCTTTTACGTGCTTTTATTTTTTTAATGTATTTTTTTGTTATTTTTTTATTAATATTACGCATATACTATTACAATATATAATAATAGATTTTAAAAAATAATTTAACTCCAAGGTTTTATTATGTTGCATATTCTAATCCAACATTTCCACCAAGAAAATGAATAAAATTAATACGTTCCTCGTAATAAATCATATTAAAATTATATTGATAAATACTCCATGTTGGTTTATTAATACCAACAATATTACCAGTATCAGGGTCACATACTACCAATGATTGTGCAAAAGAATTAATTGGTGGTATAATAGTATTAAATTCTAATTCAATAGAATTAAATCGACTCATGTTAATACCACCCGATGGTTGTAAATCAAGTAATGAAGTATTTAGACAATAATTATAGCAATATACACCAGGTGGTGAATTACCCGATGTTCTTGTATATTTTTCAATATAGTTATAAACTCCAGCAGGTAAAAGGTTTTCTCTATAAGAACCATCCAAGAGAATAGCCATATTAATAAGAATTTCTTTTTGGTTTTCGATATTATAATCACCCGTAATAAACCACCCTGTTAATGTTCCATTACTATTTACACCTGGACCTATTAATGTAGTGGTAATTGTTCCATTGGGGTTAGTTCTATTAATAGAATAAGTTCCACTAGTAGGTGCTTCAGTAATATCATATGGTAAATAATTATATGCCCAATTAAAATAATTTGACCATTCATTTCGTAAATTTACATCACTTCTTTGAAAATAAAACATTATACTTGTAATGAGTCCTATAGAATCCAATTGTATTTTATTTGGACCAGTAATATTATAAAATATTTGTTCTCTTACTTGTTTAATTAAATATTTTTGATTATTTTTTGCAAATATTCTATTTTCTTCATTTGAGAGAAAAGCATATGTGCATATTAAATGTACATCTATGTTCCATAATGTTCGAGTATCAGTATAAGATGAATTACCCAATTCAACATCAGGTGGTGTTTGTAAAAATCTATAAAATTGCATATAATTAATATTAAAATTAGGAGCAACATAAGGATAATTATTTAATGAATCAAAA